TGAAATTTCAGAGTCAAATTCCTTTTGTATTTTCGCACACAAATCACTTTTATTGTTTTTACACGCATTCCAAAAACTGTAAAGTGGTTTGAATTTGTCATTTGCCATTATTTTAAATGCATGTTTGTTAAACATGTGTAATTCAAATGACCCTCCTCCTACGAATGGAGACATTAAGGTATTGTAATTTTTGTGATCAAAATTGTACGTAAATATGTCATACAATTTTGCACAAGCCCGGGTTTTACCTCCCGGATATCTTAACGGAGACTTCATAAATATTTACAATAACAAGTTTGTTCGTTTTTAATTTACTTTTTCACATAGTTTGCGATGAGTTTTACGATTTGTCCGTGTGTCATGTTTTTCCTTTGTCCTCTGCTAATGACTATTTCTCCTTTGAGAAGTTTGTATTCCCCCGTTTTCGGCACGAGACCACCTTCGTGGAACTTTTTCATTGGTCTTCTTGGTCTTTTTGGAGGCGGTGGTGGTGGGGGTACATTCAAATAAATTTGAGCCATTTTCGCGTTGTTTTTAATTTCTTCGAGTATTTTTGCAATACCGTTTCTTGTAGTTCTACGGAATCTCCCAGTGCGTATAATTGCATCAATGTGTTCGCTTGTGCCGTAAAGCGATCTGTTGAAGGCAGGTCTTCTTCTTGATAATTCTTGGTGTGATCTTAGGACATCTTGTTTGCGTAAAAAGGCGTGAGGAGTTCTGCGTACTCCTTTTCTTTCTAACATTGCCTCTTCGGGTGTTCTAAGTTTTCTTTTCTGTGGGCTCGTCGCGTTGGACTTCGTGTTGGGCTTGCTTTGGGCTGTAGTTTGTGGCGTTCTCACCGTATTCGATTTCCTTTGCGCCAATCGATTTGACGCTTGTCTTGCCATTTCTTTCTCAAGTTTGCTCAAATTTTCACTTAACGACTGCTTCGTATTCGATTTCCTTTGCGTCAATCGATTTGACGCTTGTCTTGCCATTGCTTCCTCAAATTTGCTTAAACTTTCACTTAACGACTGCTTCGCACCTGACATCACTTGCGTTTATTATAACGTAAGACTTTTCTTACGTCATACCCAAACCTAACTACTTGCCACATTATATGAAGGATGTTCCATATAATTATAGCAATTTTTATGAAATTGGATAGAAGTAGGTACAGTATTACCGAACCTGCTATCACTACCCAGTTCATTGTGTTTACATTCATTTTAAGCTTTAATTCAATATAAGTCGGGGCACCCTCCTACCCTAGAAAGCAGGCTTTCGTTTTGGTTTTGTTTTTTGAATATTTTCAGATCTTGCCTGAGTTCGTTGAGTTTGACTATTGTGAGTTCTGCGAGTTTTTGTTTTTCTTCGTCGTGCACCGGATCGTTTATGTTTTCGTAGTTTTTGAGTTCGAGTATTTGGTTTATGATGTATGCTTTTCCCCAATAATCTTTACTCATCTACTATATCTTCAACAAAAAAAGTGTCTAAAATCGCCGTAAAATCGTTGTGTCCGAATACGTGTTTTCTTATGAAGGGCCACACGTTTTTCTTGTTGAAATCTGCGAGCGTGTCGAACGCCATGTAGTCGTTTTCGTCGTGGCTTCTTTTGATTGGTTTTTTGTTGATTTTCTTTTGTTCCATTTTATACTTTTCGTTTTCAAATTTTGCGACGTAGAGTCTTTGTTGTTCTTCAGATATTTCCATTATGAACACGTAGCAGTGGTAAATGCACGTGACTTCAACGTCTTCCCTCCTATCTCTTTCGAGTTCTTCTGGGCTTCTGTTTTTCGTTTTGAAGTTGAAGTACTTGTAGATGTCTTCTTTTATGGAGAAGACGCCTCTCGTTTCTTCGTCCAGTTCTCTCATTGCGCATTTGATGGGATCGGATATTTCTCTTTTCCTACATCCTCCTGTGATAAAAGTCCATTCTTTGAAACGTTTATCACGGACGGTTAAAAACTTGGATGGTTTTTTGTCCGCTTGGATTATAGGTATAATCACACACTTGTGTCTTTCTTCACTTTTCATTATAACCTATATTTAAGCATTCTTTTTTTCATCTATTTCAGTCGCAGTCTGTGTTTGCGCAGATTCGCCGCCCTCGCGTGCGCCGGTAGCCTTTTCCTCCTTCTCCTCCTCCTCCTCCACGACTGGGGCGGTGGGCGGGGGTGCTATGGCGGCAAACCTTTGTGCGACCACGTTCGAGAACTTCTTGAGACCATTGACCTCATTCTGCGTCTTTCTGAGCTGCTTGTGGATGAGGTAGAGCACGAGCAGCACCGTGACTGCGATGCCGATGGCAACCATGTTTATGTTGAGGGCGATCATTTCTATTTAAAATCCAGAAACCTTTAATTGCCAATTATCGCACCGAGATTTGCTTGTGGGTGTCTGGCTGGGCATCCGTATTGTTGGTTTCCGAACTGCACACCCTGGAAGTGTGCATTCTCACACTGCGTGGCGTTTTGTGCCATATAGGGTGTGTTGTTGCAGCACTGCGGGGTTTTTGTAAAGTTTTCTTTTGGTTTGTAGGAGAGGACGAATACGATTGCGAGAAGTGCTGCTATATACACTATGTTCATTTGAAATATATTAAGAATTAAATAACATTCCTCCCATTCCTTTTTGTATTCTGAGTACGTTGTAGTTTCGTGCGTATATTGATTTTTTTATACTGGAATCTGATATGAGGTATGCTCCGTCTATTCTGGAGAAGTTACAGGTTCCGGATGGTTGGAAGGAGGAGCAGTTCAGTGCGAATGGGTAGAAGAACCCCATGTTGGTTCCTGTTTCTGTCGTGACCGTCACGTCCGTCAGTCTGTCTGCTGCGTCTCTGGTGAGTTCTACTTTGTTTATGGGGTCTACGGCATTCCACTTTGAGAATTCCGTGTGGTTGATGAGGGTCATGATGTTGTAGTGCGGCGTGATTTCCTTTTTGTCGACTATGTCTACTCCGTTTAGTCTTATGAGGAGTTTGTCGGACACGTTTGGAATTGTTTTTCCGAATATGTCTGTGGTTCCTATGTCCGAGAAGAGGAACGATACGGGATTGTTGAACGTGAGTTCCATGTTGTTCGTGTTCGACGGCGGCGTTTCTGCGTGTTGGTATATGAGCATGTCGTTGACGCCTTTTGATTCTGAGATCATTTGTCTCTCACCTTTGTCGAGGTACACGTAGTTCACCCATCCCTCGTAGGTTGCCCCGCTTGCGGAGGCTCCCCACCTGATTCTCACTTGAACGTCGTGATACTGGAGTGATACGAGCGGTATGGAGCACGACCAGTTATCACAGAACCAGAATCCCAGTGGGTAGTTATATTGGTCGTAGAACCCGAGTTTGCCGTTTCTTTCGAACCCGTTGTGCGTTTTGCTGTATTTGTTTTTTATGTTTTTGAGCGATACGAGTTGTTTCGTCGTGATTTTGTCTATGATTTGTTCACCTATTACGAACTCTATGTATTCTATGTCGTCCTCTGTGATGTTGGGTTGAAGAACTCCGTTTATTTTTTTGGTGATGTACATGTAGTTCATAAGATCACCTTTTTTGCTTATCGTCATTGACGATAGCGCTCCTTCGGCAGGATTACCACTTATAACCTGCGAAAGGGTCGCTTGTGAAAAATTGGCGTAGCGTTTGAAGTTTGTTTTGAAGAATGTTATTTGCGGGTCGTTGTGCAAAATAGCATCTTCTTTACCAACTGCGACAAGTGTTGTTAAAGCACCTGACATTACTACTAATAACTAATAACAAATATTTAGACGTTTGCACACAAATTCAAAGTAGAAGTATGCTCTGAGACCTGATCCTATGGTTATTACTGCGTCGTTTTCATCTCTGACAGAGACTGTGAGTTTTTCGAGTTTTTGTATCGGGTACTTATATTCGGTTTCGGTTGGATAATCATCTGTGTACATTATTCTCTTATCTCCCGTTGCCCCTCTGAACTGCGAGTAGAGCGGGCAGAAAGCTTTTCTTTTGATGCTGCTCGTCGTAGGGTTTCCGAGTGTGGACGCGCCCGTGGCTCCGAGCGGTGCCGCAAAATCTTTGAATTGTGAGTCGAGTTCGTCGACCGTGAGGTACACCACGTTCGCGGTGTCGTTCCACGGCACGTTGGCTGCGAGGAGTCGCGCACTCACGACCTCCTTGAGCGGCACTGGCAAAAAGTGCGTGTCCGTAAGATTTGTGTCAGTCTGACCGCTGTGAGTCACACATATCTTATGGGTTTCGTATTTGCAATCGGGTTGCATTTCTATTATAACAAAGTATTTTTTTAGGCATCAAGAAGCGAGCCGCCGACGCCGGATGTGATGGTGTAGCCGTGCATCGCGGCGTTGACCAGCTGCTGGTCGCCGCAGAATCCACCCGGGGTGAGAGCCTTGGTGTAGTAGGCACCCTGAGGGGAGGGTCCGGGGGTGCACGCCACGTCGTACTTGAGCGATTTCAGGGGCTTCTGCGTCGGGTCATCCTTGAGCACGAGAGCCTTCAGCGTGTAGGGCGAGCTCTTCTTGCCGAAGAGAGAAACGGCAATCACAGCCACAAGAATTACCACGGCGGAGGCGGTAGCGAGGTTCGTCTTGGAGCACTTCATTTATATTTAAAACATATAATTTTTTGGGGCGCGTTAAAGGTTTAGTAAATCTTTCTGTTAGGATAACAATAGGCGATGGCTGCTGAAATAGTATTGCAGGGCGACGATCCGGGCACGATGAATTTAGGAGATGACGAGCAGGCTATTCTCGATGAGATTGAAATTGATAGCGCCCCGATGCGGATGCGCCGTCCCGTAGCAGCGAAGGAACAAGTGACTCCCGAGGAACTCGAGCTGCCTAACGCGTTTATGAATCCTGACAAGAAGGCGGGTCCTCCTGTTCAGCCCATGGAGAACGATGAGCCGATAGATTACGGCGAAGTCAACGACGTCGAAGATATGCCAACCATGCCGACTGGGATTGGGATGCAGACGGGCGGTGGTATGATGCCTCAACAGGGTCCATCCCAGGGTTTTCAGAGCATAGACGACGAGAAGGCTGACATCCTCAACAAGCTGACGCGTCTTTCTAGCAAAAAGGGGATTCACGTGAATAAGCGTTTGAATATGTATTCGGACATCGAGGAGCTTCGTTCCGAGCTGAAGCGCGTTCGTTACAGCATCGAGGTTGACCAATCGGTGAAGTTTTCGAGGAGAGCTCTCATAGCGTGTGTGACGGGTTTGGAGTTTTTGAACAAGCGTTACGACCCCTTCGATTTGAAGCTAGAGGGGTGGTCGGAGTCGATGATGGAGAACGTGGAGGACTACGACGAGGTTTTCGAGGAGCTTTACGTGAAATACAGAACGTCCATCAAGGTTGCTCCCGAGGTGAGGCTGATAATGATGGTCGGCGGATCCGGCATGATGTTTCACCTTACGAACAGCATGTTCAAGTCGGTCATGCCTAATGTGAATGACGTGATGAGGCAGAACCCCGATCTCATGCAGAACATGATGAGCGCGGTTCAAAACACGATGCAAAACCCCGCCGATGGTCGTCCACCTCCCAGCGTCGACCCCGTGAGCGGTCGTAAGGAGATGAAGGGTCCCGGAATCGATCTGAGTGGTTTGATGGGCGGTATGGGCATGCCGGTACCTCCTCCGCCTGTGAACACTTTTACAGGCGACGCGAAGCCGGACGCTCCCGCGATTGCGGAGGACGACATGTCTGACATAATTTCGGTTACCACTGATGACCCTGATATAAAGGACATAAGTGTTAAGGCGCCTGCCAAGCGTCGCGGTGGACGAAGAAAGAAGGCATCGAAAGACAATGAAATTAATATATAGATAAAGTAATAAATGGCTATTGATTATGCACCTCTCGAAGATGCATATGAACCCCCAGTTGGTTCGGGGGCTGACAAGCCGGCGAGTGCGCCTGCCCGTGAGCCTCAGCGCAAAGCAGCCTCGCAGATTGCCGATTTCTTTAAAAATGACAAAACTGAATGTAATTATATATTAGCTATTTTTCTCATTGGTGTTCTGATTATTTCTATGTCCGGTCGTTAATTCGAATCGGTGTTGTTTGTGTATTCAGCTTTGAGAATATTGTATGCAGAGGTGTATAAAGGCACGCTCAGATCCGTGATGGGAGTGTTATATCCCACGGTCTTGAAGGGCACGCTTCCGGCATCCCTCCATGCCTTATCTTTCCAGAAGGTCGCAGAGAACCTTATGTTGTAGGTCGCAACGTTGCTCTCATCGAGACCCGTTCTCTGAACTGATACCCTGTTGGAACCGACCGAAACATACGCCCCGGTGACCGAGAAGCCATCGTCTGTGTCCATAGAATCGTTGTTAATAATTCCCATATTTGTTGTATATTATTAACACAGATAAAGATTTTGATCATTTAAACGCTATAAGCACTCACAATGGCATCCGAGCAGGCGAACATGAACGTCGATCAGCAGGCTGCGCTCGCCGCTGCGAACATGGATGGACTGAAGAAGAAGCTCAACGCCGCCAGTTGGTCTAACCACATGGAGGACATCATGAAGGCGTGGGGTGAGAAGGCTGCCGGTCTTCGCTGGATTCACAACAAGAACGCCGGTTCGTGGAAGGCGTTTAGCGATAAGCTTTCGCTTTGGGCTATTTTCCTGACTACTGTGAGCTCCACCGCGTCTCTGGCGACCGCCGGTCTGGAGGACTCCGCTGGTGTGATGTACGGCATCGGTGCGCTGGGCATGATTGCCTCGCTGATTCAGTCTGTAAAGAAGTTCTACAACGCCGAGGAGAAGGCTGCCGACCACGCCGCCGTTGCGAAGCAGTTCGGTTCGTACTACCGTTACATGACGCTGCAGATGGGAATGTCCCGCGAGGATCGCAAGGCTTCCGACCTGCTCACCGATTGGGCTCTGGCGGAGTACGAGAGGCTGCAGCAGGAGTCTCCATCCGTGAGCGGAAAGTCGATTGCGGCTTATAGGAAGGAGTTCCCGGACACGGAGAACATGCCTGACGTTGCCGAGGATGAGTTCATCATCAGCATTCAGGGAAGGACTACGCAGCTGCCGGCGTTTAGCGATTAGATGGCAGAATGTTATTACTACCAACATAAAATGGACTCTTTGTATTAGTTGATTTTCTGGATTTGCAATTCTTACTGCTAACATAAGCGCCTATGAAAGGGAGGTTATTCTTACTTCTCACAGCAAATAGAGTAAACATACCAAAATTTGTTTCCATTTGTATTTAAAATAAAAACATATTTTAAATTAATGTCATACAAGCAGCACATAGAATCTGGCGCGCGTTCGGTGGGAGTGTTTCTGACGGTGTTTTTTTCCGCGCGGTGGGCTCAGGCATCTAAACCCAAGTACGATTATGTATTGCTGTCGATAGCTGCATTACTCGCTGTTATATTGGCGAACGTACTTCCATAAAATATGTGTGTCCGTCTCTTGTGTCAAAGTTTTGTGCACGGGCAGCACATCTCACCATGAATCCCTCCATGTTTGAATTCTTCAATGGCATAAAGTCTATCCGTGATAGCAATGATTGTATTCCGAGTTGGCTCAAAATTACAACCATTACTATGACATCGAACTTTAACAAGTCCATCGATTTGCAGGCGGTGAAGAACTACTTTGAAAAAAACGAAAGCATCCGCATTC